TTACTGATACACAACGTGTAATGAACAGTATAGGTCTTAGAGACTTTGATTTAAATACTGCTAAAAAGATAAGGGATCAAGCTCCAGAAGCAGCTAATGCTTTAAATGGTATTGTGTTTGATATTATTGAAGCAGAGTCTAGCTTACTTTTAGAAAGTAGTTGGTGGGATAATTTAACTCAACAACAAAAACGAGATCATTGGAATGATGATGTTGTAAAAAGATCTAAAGAATTAGCTAAAACATTTTTAAGGATGCAGTATTCTGGCCCTAATGAAATCATATCTTTACAGTACGACATAACATCTAAGTACCCTAAAAAAGATATTCAGAAAGCTACGAAAGAACTAGACTTAGAAGGGGTAGAATACTTAGAACAAAACGAGTTATTTATTTTACAACAGTATTTAAATACTGAGCAGTCGTTAAGGGATCTATCCCGATTCCAAAAGATGACACAATAAAGAAGGGGGCATAAGCCCCCTTTAATTATTCTGAATCATCATCTAGCATATAGTCTGCCCAATCATATGCTTCACGTTTTATGTCAGCCCTGTGTACATGACCCGAAGATCTAGACAGCAATGCCGCCAATGCTTGACCAGCCATAAACCTACGTGCAGTTAGTGGCTTAGTCTTTATTGGCGGTTTTCTTTTTTGTTGCCTATAGTTTTTAGCTTCCTCTTCTAGCTTTGAATTTCTGCTCATTTAGTTTCACCTTCTCAAGGTTGTAGAAGTAGGCTTTATTAAAGCCCATCTCCCAATCCCTGTTTTGTTTTGTGTTTTTAGAGTAGGGGTTACCTAACCTACCAGTTTTAAAAGCCTTCATACCTTCATCGTATGGTTTCATTTATGAATCTCCTTCATAGTTTCTATCATCTTACGTAAGTACCATTCAGCTTTTTCTATGTCCTCAACAGGATTACCTTTGTATCCATGTCGATGTTGATATTTAATTAGGTTACCATGACAGTAACCTTTGAACTCCTCTGGTGTTAACACTTGTTTAATGTAATTAATACACTCAACCCCATCACCTAATTTGTAATGGGCTGGATTGTTTACCGGATCATAACTCATTTGATTTTCACTAGCTCTGCTTCTGTGTAAGGGATGTGAAAGAAGTGTTCATACCGTCTAGCATTAGTTAACCATACTTCTTTAGCACACTCTTTAGTAAGTTGAAAGTCTTTGATTCTCCATGCTTGTTTACAGTCACCACGTATTACGTAAAAATTACAGTAAGTGTTGTCACCTTCTACATTTTTATATTTATTTATAAGCCTGTACTTTCTGTAAGGTATACGTATCTCTTTCCATTTAGGGTTCCAATCACTTGTCCATTGGTTTTTCATTTCTACTTCAGAAAAGTACATACCATCTTTTTTCTTGCTTTTTATGTCAAAGGAAAAGTCTTCCTCTGTATCAAGTATGTTATGTCCATTACTTTTTAAGTAACTTGTTATTGCATTCTTAGCTTTACTGTCATTTTCCTTGTATGACTGAGGTTGAAATTTTCTGTAGTATGATCCTTTAATCGGTTGCAACATTGATGTGCTCCTTTGTGGTGAGATTTGAATTATATACTCTCTGGTATTTGAAAGCAATAGGTATTTGCAGTCGCATCTGCTGATGGTTTAGTACTCACTAATCGTTCTCGCATTGTAGTTGAAACTTGATTACAAGTCTTCCAATCGGGGAACAGTGAATGGAAAGCTTGAACTTTCATATTACCTTGAAAAGTCATAATGAGTACTAAAACATACATGTGATTCTCCTTTATGTTAGATCTACTATTTCACAAACATCACCAGTACATGCCATAGTTTGCATTGCTACAGTGTTGTCTTCACTTTCGTATGATGCAAGCTTAGTCCAATCAATAGTCTCTGGCATACAAGATAATAAAGTTTTGTAATCATGCTTACCTATTTCTTGATAGGGTGCTTGTTGGTATGTGTGTTCGTTGTAAGGCAAGAAAGATACACCTGACATTTCATCAAAGTATTTGTAAACAAATGCACCTACTTCAAACCATTCATCCTTCTTAACATTGATTGTCACACTTGGCTTATGCTCACACCATGATCGTTGATAGGTCAGCCACATCTCTAATTGCTCAATAGCAGTCATGTCTGATGTAACGACAGAACCTTTAGGAGATTGAATAGGGAAGCTAAATACTGTTGTTTGATCTGGCTTCATCACACAAGGTTCACTTGGTATTCTCTGATCAATCATAAACTGTGTCAACGGATCTTTATTATCACCACGCACAGTGCGGATATAATAGGGGCTATGGCGAGCATGTATGCCACTGGCACTATCCACCAGTTGTGAGACTGTTCCCGAAGGTTTACAGCATGTAATTGCAGTAGCAACAGGTATATCAAGACGATCAGCCCATTCAGCATTAGTAGATACACAAATCCTACGAAGATGTTCAAGAGTATCCTCCAGTCCTTTATTCTTCTTGGTCATAAGAGGGTTGTCCATTATCCCTGTGAGTGACACACCAAGCAGTCGTTCTTCTTCTGTATTTCTAGACCACACCTTTCGCAAGTAGGGGAACTTAGTGTATGTGGATTGGATAGTTCCCAAAATTGTTGCCAGACGGACTTTTCGTTCAAGATCGTCAACACTGTCTGTTGCACGGACAACAACTTCTGTAAGATTACAGAACTGATATGGACGCAGGATAATTTCACTGCAAGGATTAGTTCCAAACTCAAAGTCTGCATTACGCCTACCATTTTTAGCAGCCTGTACTTTACTTGCTTGACGATTAAATACACCACGTTCTCCACTTCCTGATTCTACTAGTGCCATCCACTCTCGCATGAATGATACAGCATCTGGTTTTTCTGTATAACTAACACTGTTATTAGCTAAGGCACGTTGTGGATCATTCTCCCACCATGCACCTGACTTAGCATGACGCATACGATCATCACTAAGGTTACTCAAAGAGATCATAGCTGACCTACGTACCCCACCTACAACTACTACCTCACCAATCTTACACATAATGTCATGACACTCAATGCTAGATAGCTTACGTCCTTGTGAAGATTTGAAGCTATTAATTACAAAGTTAAACAGATCCACCAAAGGTGCAGGGCCAGATGCTCTACCACCAAACGTCTTTAGTTTAGCACCAGCAGGTCGAACTTTAGATACATCCCACTTGGGAATCTCACCACTGTAAAGGAGTGCAATCAATTGTCGAAGACCCTTAGCCCAAGCTTCCTTGGAGTCACCAACGACAACAGTTGTGTCACTGTCGAACAACTCAGGAACTTCTGGAAGCTTACTAATGAACTGCCTCTCAACACTAAACCCGACACCAGTACCACACAAGAGAACAAACATAGCCTCATCGAAGGACTTAGGGTCATCTACGGGTAAGTAGCTACAGTTATACATACAAGTGTTATCACGATTAGCAGCAGGACCAGCAGTCATCATTGCCCTCATACTGGGCATAACCTCTAAGCCTAAGATGGCTTGTTCTATTTGTTGTGCTATCTCCATGTTGTCTTCACTAGCACCACTGTCAACTACAGGCTCTACAATGTTATCCATGTAACGCCCTACTGTTTCATCCCATGACTCTCTTCGCCCTTCCTCTTCAAGCCACCGTGCATACCGTGAAGTATGAATGAAGGATTGATAGTCTGTTGGTAGGTAGTTACTCATCTATTATCTCCGCTTCCCTTTAGAACACCACGTTGCTCTCTGTCATCTAGCTTTGCCATGTTCATCTCCATAACCTTACGTAGGTTACCCCCGAAGATGTTTGCCAAGGCTACTGTATAAAACAACACATCACCTAACTCTTTCAGAATATCTTCATCTTTGAACTTATCTTTATCCCGAAAGAGTTTCTTTACTTTTTCAGATACCTCACCTGCTTCACCAGAGAGGCCCAAAGTATTTTCTACTAGACGCTCACGTCCTTTAGTTAATACTTTGTCCTCTACAAACTGGCTATAGAAACGGACAGGATCTTCTTCATAGTCTGGACTATTCTGAAACATATCAAAATAACCAAACGCTTCTAGATCACTCCGATTGATCATCCTTATCACCTTCCAATGATTGTTTCAATTCATTTGTTTTAATTTGTTGAATTGCATTTACACATTGGAGTATGTGATTCAATAGATTCGCAGAGTTAGAACCAAGATTCAAAATGTTTAGAACCTCTTTCTGCTCATCATTCATGTCATCAATTTCATATTCTTTATCATTTAATGTTAGTTTAGTCATCTGTTTTTACCTCGCAGTTTGTTACAGTTATATCGTCTAAGTCATACAGGACATCCTGTATTAGTTCTTGAATCACATTCAAATTGTATCTTGGATCTGACTCAAAAAAATTTGCATCTGGTTCTACCTTTATATTGACAGTAACCTCATATCGGAAACCCCTAGTTATACTCATCTAAAACACCATGTCAATCTTCCATTTCAATTTCTATGGGTTCAATATTTTTTGAAAAATATTTTACCATTTCATAAGCATCGTTAAAGCTATCAAAGAAGTATTCTACATCTTCTACCTTACCATCCACCTCTACCTTACATAAATTAAAATGTATTCCATCTATGTCAGGATGATCAAAAGGATATGGCCCTGATATAACATCCCAAATCTTAACTGGCTTGTCTTTAAGGTCACTGTTTACCATCTTTATTCCTAAGCAATTTTATGTAGTGATCTAGCTCAGTTACTACTAACCATTTCTGTCTATCTGAACGATAGAAAACTACAGGTGGATTATCTGTGTGGTTGTCTGCTTGTGACATCCAAGCATACACAGTTTTAAGTGCTGACTTTCTTCTTTTAACTTCTATTGATATTGGTATTAGTTTACGTGCTGCTGGTGATAATTGTATATCGGCACCAGTATCACCCATGACAGTTGATTTAATATCATCAGGCTCAAGCTCAGGGAAGGCTTCTAGTAAAGCATCCCTGATCTCTTGTTGGCCTAACCTGCCCTTCTGTTTACCCTGCTTACTCAATCTATTAACTCAGGTACTTTTGGTTTCTTAACCACATCAATCAAGTACTCCTTACGTCCACCAGAGTATTGAAAGACCCTAGCTTCAGGCCAACATGTCTTACGATACTCACAACCCGAACAAGTAAATGTTAATTTAGTATTTTCAGATGTGTCTGACTGAGGGATGGGTGCTATCCTTTCCTCTGGTATTTCACCAGATACCACCTCTTGTACTTTCTTAACCTCTTGTTCTTTATTTTCTAGTTCGTTAGTAAAGTCGTATGTATCTAAGACTAATTCAAAGCTGTCTTTTTGTACGACAAGAAAAGCACCACGTTTTTTATCTGTTACAAGTGGATCATCTTTACCTGCATATACATACGAACTTAACTGACTTATGTAACCATAAGGATCATCATCCCTTAGCACATGGTTTTTAAACTTCTGCATTCCATACCGTGATGCAGACTTAACATCTATTGTCATACCGTCAATGACTGCATCTCTGTGGCCCTTGATGCCGTGAACAGACAAACGATCCTGCTCACCTTGAACATCATGCCCTGCAGCTTTTGCAAGGGCAAGAACAAGGGTTTCTAAAAGATCCCCGTAAAAGAAAAGACCTAATAACTGAGGCTTTAATGGTGCAGCTTCTTCTGTTTTATTTATTCTATACCAAGTCTTTCTTTTACAGGGTGAACCCACAGAGGATAAACTTAAATATCCTCTGGGCTTCTGAGGTTCCTTAAACCTATCGTGTGCAACGTTTGCTATGTTACGTGATAAGTACTCTGTAATTGTTCTATCCCACCCACCCTTTCCTTCAATTACAGAATAAATATCTTCGACTAATGTATTTATGTTAGGCATAACCTACTCCTTAAAACGGGATTTCTTCTGAAACAAGCTCAACATTATTAGTTTGTGCAGCAGCTACACTACCTGATGTAACATCTTTAGTAAAAGGATCAGGTCCAGATATTCCTGATGTACCATCAAACTCTACATGCTTCATAACCTTAACACGTTCAAGTCGTGTGGTTACAGTGCTGTACTGTTTGTTCTTGTAGATGTCTAACTCTACTAGAACCTCTGAACCATTACCGATTGGACCGTCACTATCAAAGTTCCAAGCAGTACCGTCTGGTTTGTACACTGCAGGTGCTCCACCATCCCAATCATTGGGGGTTTCAAACTTACGTGTAAACTTGAAGGCTCGTCCTCGTCCTTCTGGATCATCCTTACCTGCTGACATACAGCCTGATGCCTTAACACGGTCAGTGTTATCTTGATCAAGAATCATCTCAATCGTACACCGTCCATCAGTGTCACGCCACTGCCCTTGATACCCATCAAGGTCACGATTTTCTTCAAATACTTTTGCCCATTGAGCAATACCTGTTACTGTTATTTTAGCCATTTGCTAACTCCTTTAAAGACTAGAATTGAATTGTAGCATGTGTTGAAAAGTACATGCAAGAACTTTTTAATGTATTTCGGAATATTTATTTCCGAACTGTACATCAATACCTAGATCAACATTAAGATTTAACTCCTTATTTAGTTTATTAATAGCATTAACAAGCCTACGTTGATGGTGTTCTTCATGCCCTTTCTTAACAAGGTTAATTGATTCATCATGGAACTGACCTACAATATTAGGTCTTGCTATACGATAGTAAGCTACCCACTTATCAAAACAGTAAGCACCTGTAGATTGGTTGAGTGTAGAGAATACATCCTTCTCATATCGAAGAGTATGCCAGAACTTACTGACAGGATTTTGTACCCACATCTGTCCATTGATAAGCTTCACTTTCTTTAGGTTGTCTGCAGCAAACTCTGCGACAGACCAGTTACGTTCCCAGTATGCATTCAAAAGCTTCTTAGCTTCTTGTTCTGTCATACCAGTTTCTCTCGACAGTTTTGCTGCACCAACCCCGTAAGTTGCAGAATAGTTAACTACTTTGTAGTTTTTACGTAGTGCTTTCAAACATACTTGACCTGAGTTATACTTGTCTATGTCGGATTGTGTTACTGCACCAGCATGTTTAGCTAAGTCTAGGTGTGGATCAAATCCATCTTGCGACATCTCTTCTACATACTTAGGATCATATGGTTTCATATAGTGTCGTTTGGTTGTGTCTTCAAGTGATGTCATATCAGCACCACATAACACATAACCTTCTGGTGCTACAAGACAACCACGTATTTCTTTACCCCAAGGTTTATCTATGCCCGGAAGATTTACTAAAGGCTTTTTGTGTTTAAATCTCAGTGTATTAGTAAGACCTTCAACTTCTGCCTTAACATAACCATTAACTTCACAATCTAACATGCCTTTAAAGATTCCAAGCCTGTGCTGAATAACGGTAAGGCCATCAAGCACACTGACTGTAGGGTTGGCATTAATCAATAACTTGACTGAGTTAGTAAGCTCACCATTCCTTCGTACCTGTGGGATCTTACGATCCTCAACAAACTTAAACGTACAAGGCTTCCAACCTAGATCAAACAGCCATGCCTTTACCTGATCACTGGATTTAGGGTTAGGCTCTTCAACTCCTTTTACTATTTCTATTTCACCGATATAGTTAGAGGGATGCATATGCTCTAGAAGTAAAGCATTCCATTCAGCACCCTGTTTAGATAGGGAACCATCTTTCTTGTGCATTACCTTTGGTTTTAACTTTTTTCTGAACAAAGTACGCATTGGCATTACTGTTTTTAATTCAGTAATCTTTTCATCCTGTTCAGCTTTTAGTTTAGCTACACAATCTTGAGCAAGATCAAGGTCAAGCTTCCAACCACTTTCTTCTGCAGCATAAGCACATTTCATTTTAAATGTAAGGTACTGCAAAAACCTATCAAGGTTAGGTTTGTCTTTGTAAACCATCATAAATCTTTGGATAAGATTTTCCCAAAGTCTTTTAGTTATCTTAACATCTTCTTGACACCTATGTATGTATTCTTCTTTAGATAAGTTTACCCAATCAGTTATCTCAGGTTTGGGTACACCAAAGTCTTCACCAAAAGACTCAAGACTATGCTTAGGTCTATCAGTATTAATTACCCATGACATAGGTAATGTATCATACAACTTAGCTTTGATCTTAATACCTAAGATCTTTTCAAGTAGTGGTACATCATAACGTACAATGTTATGACCTATCAAAACCTTTTGATTAAGTAATATATTTTTCATTGCATCGTAGTCACTTGTCGAGCACATAGGTAATCCATCCCTAGTGAACGACATGCAATGTATCTTAGTGGCATCATCTAAGAGGCCATCAGCTTCTACATCAAATATCATTACGCCACCTGTGATTCTTGTGTAAACAAATCCTCTCTTAGTATGGTTGTTGATGGATCATAGTACACTGATCCAGCCCTACCTAACTTAGCAAAAGGTCTGTTCTTATCTACGATAAAGGTTGTTGTGTTCTGTTCTACTTCATCCTCACTTTCTGCTGTACGTTCTAGCTTGATGCATATGATTGCTTCCTCTTCAAGAGATGCAGCATACTTGGTACGTCCATCGTCATTGACCTGAGAGATAAAGATCACACCAATGTTTAGCTCCTTA